AGGTGATGTAGCGCGTGTTTTCGTGCGCGCACTCGAAGCAGCGCAAGAAGGTATCGTGCCTGATCATCCAATAGATGTAGGTAACGAGCGACCCACCAGCGTGTTAGAAGTCGCTGATGCTGTAATTTCTAATGTTCCGGGCGCGACTATTGAAACTGTGCCGATGCGAGCCGGCGAACCATTTGGTGGAGCGATGGCGACGCAAGAGAAACTTTTGACAGTTGCTGAAGCTGTCAAAGCTGCTAATCCCGATCTAAACTCTATACACATACGCCGCGTTATTCGCGAACTTGGAACTGTGGTTAGCGCAGACATAAACACGCTCGAAGCAATCAACATTGACCCAACCAGCTTCAAGCCGTTGTCTGAAGGGATAGCTGAAACAGTAGATTGGTTCAAAGCAAATGATGGTATTACTTGGAGTAGCGCGAGAGGCTAACTAGATCTATGGCACAGGTAGGCAGACCGCCGAAACCCTTAGAGGAGAAGCGGCGATTAGGCAATCCGGGAAAGCGCACATTGCCTACTAGTGCCGAGGTGGTGCAACTCGAAGCCGCAAGTGCAACACCCGAACCGCTTAGACCGCTCGGCAAAATGGGACTTGAGTTTTGGGAGCGGACTTGGGATGTGGCTATAAATTGGATCAGCCCTAAAGCCGACATTGAGCTGATGATGATGACAGCCGAAATGATTGACGAACGCGCTATTTTGCGTAACTTAGTTTTTCAGGATCGCAACGCAGATCGCCCGAAACTCCGCACAGCACTCCGCGAAATCGAACGCCAAATCCAAAGTAATCTGGCACAACTAGGGCTAAGCCCAGCTGATAGAGCGCGACTAGGGCTGGCAGAAGTCAAGCGCCAAAGCAAGATCGCCGAACTTAGGCAGATGACAGCGTGAGCGCGTGGCCTCCTCGATGGGTAACGCCGACGGAAACGGACGGAGAGCTGACCCGCGCTGAACAGGTAATTGCTTTTATCAACACCTACGGAATGGTCACTAAAGATACTGTTGCTGGCAGATCAGGTAGCCGACTAGAGCTGCGCGATTGGCAGGAAAACCTACTCCGCGATCTATTCGCTACGGATGAGAACAACAGGCTAAAGCACCGCACCGCGCTAGTGGGAATGCCTAGAAAAAATGGCAAAAGCGCTCTAGGATCCAACCTCGCGCTGTGGTCGCTGTTCTTAGGTGACGATGGCGGTGAGGTTTACAGTTGCGCGGCGGAAAAAGAACAGGCGCGTATCGTATTTGCGGATGCGAAAAAGATTGTAGAAAACAACCCCGATCTAAATGAACTGACGAGGGTGTATCGTGATGCTATTGAGGTGACCGCAACAGGATCTGTTTACAGAGTTCTGTCTGCGGAGGCATACTCAAAAGAGGGATTGTCGCCTACTTTTGTGGTATTTGACGAACTTCACGCTGCGCCTAATCGCGAATTGTTTGATGTTATGGCGCTGGGTATGGGTGCTAGACGTGAGCCAATGTTGCTTTCGATTACGACTGCTGGTGTCAAAACAGATAACACAGGGCAGGATTCCGTAGCGTATAGCCTCTATCAGTATGGGCAAAAGGTAGCGCGAGGCGAAGTTTTAGATCCCAGCTTTTATATGGCTTGGTGGGAAGCGGAAGCTGAGGCTGACCATATGAAGCCTGAAACTTGGCAGAAAGCCAACCCAGCCTACGGCGATCTAAATAACATTGAGGATTTTGAGGCAATGGCGCGGCGCACGCCCGAGGCTGAGTTTCGCACGAAGCGCTGTAACCAATGGGTGAGCTCACAAAATGCTTGGCTAAACCCTGCGCATTGGGACGAGGTAGCCGCACCACGCGACCTAGATCCCGATGCTCAATACATACTTGGGTTCGATGGGTCTTTCAATGGTGACTGCACAGTCGTTGTCGGATGTTCGATACCGCAAGATGAAGATGAGAAACCCTATTTGTTTATGGTGAAGGCGTGGGAAAAACGCACTAGCGATCCTGATAACTGGCGCGTGGACACGCTAGAAGTCGAGAGCGAGATCCTAGATTTTTGCAGCAAATACAACGTGCAAGAAGTAGCGTGTGACCCTTTCCGCTGGCAAAGATCTATGGCGGTGTTGATGGAAAAAGGCATACCGATTGTCGAGTGGCCGAGCACCAGCGCAAGGCGTATGGTTCCTGCTTGTAAAAAGTTTTACGATGCGGTCGTAGAAAAAAAGATAGAGCAGGATGGGGATGCGTTGATGACAAGGCACTTGTCTAACGCGGTTGTCAAAATAGATCAGTATGGACCACGCATCGTAAAGGAACACAGACACAGTCCCCGTAAGATCGATGCAGCGGTTGCTGGTATCATAGCCTTAGACCGCGCACTACAAATGAAGGAGTTTGTAGAACCGCCAAAAGTGCCGCAGTTCTACATTTGAATTATGACAGCTACGATTTTACAAGCCGCAGGTGCGATCGCTATCGCCGTTGGGTTGGGACTTATCTTCGTGCCAGCTGGGATTATTGCCGCAGGTCTAATGTCCGTTTTGATTGGGATTAGTTTGGAGCGCCGATAATGCTGAGGGATCTATTCGAAAAAAGGGCAATCAGCTATCAAACGCTGTTCGCCGCTGGGGATGACATTGAGATCGCCAGCAACTCGGGAACGAAGATAAACCCCGAGACGGCTTTTCAGATCAACGCTATTTTTTCAGCCGTATCACTTATTAGCGACACCATCTCTACTTTGCCGCTCGATGCTTACAGGCGCGTCAATGGCAACCGCTTCCCACTAAGACCTAAGCCAGACTGGGTAAACAAGCCAGATCTAGACACCACTCGCGAAGCTTTTTATGGACAAGCCATCGTAAGCCTGCTACTAGACGGCAACGCTTTTATCCGCGTGTTCACTAAGAACGGCGAAATCGTAAATATGACTGTGCTAAATCCGCAGCAGGTCAAGATCGAACGCGCTTCTTATGGGCAGGTCACTTTCAAGGTAGAGGGCGAAAAGCGCACTCTCACGCCAGCGGAAATTATTCACATCCCAGATGTTGTTCGTCCCGGAGCGATCCGAGGTGTGAGCCGCGTGGACACGCTAAAAGAAAACTTTGGGCTAGCGCTGGCGCTGGAAAACTATGCCGCTAAGTTCTTCGGGCAAGGTGCGACCACTCAGGGCATTATCGAATTCCCAGATGAGCTGACCGCAGAGCAGGCGAAACAGCTAGCTCAATCTTTTGACAGCCGACACAAGGGTTGGGGACGCGCTCACAAAACTGGTGTTCTATCCGCTGGTGCGAAATACAGAGAAACTAGCGTAAACAATGATCAGGCGCAGTTTATTGACAGCCGCAGAATGGCAGTCGAGGATGTGGCTAGGGCTTTCAATGTGCCGCCACATCTGCTAGGGCTTCCGGGAACCAACAGCTACGCCAGCGTTGAGCAAAACAATCTAGCTTGGGTAACGCATTGCCTTCGCCCGATTATTCAAAAGATCGAGAATGCGCTCTCACCGCTGCTGGCTCTAGCGCCTAACGGAACAGATGCTTTTATCAAGTTCAACATTGACGGACTATTGCGAGCTGACATCAACAGCAGGATGAGCGCGTATAGCACAGGACTGCAAAGCGGCTTCCTTTCTATCAACGATGTTCGCCGCTTAGAAGATCTAAGAATTATCCAAGATCCTTCGGCTGACACAGTTCGCGTGCCACTAGCGAATGTGGATGTTCAGGCCAGCACGATCAACCAGCAGGACAAGCGAGTTGCGATGGTAGCGCGATTGGTGCAGGTTGGTTACGATCCGGCGGAAGCGCTAGCTGCTATGGGATTGCCAGAAATCAACCACACAGGCGTGCCGAGTGTTCAGCTACAAAACCTATCCAACCTAGACCCCGAAGATCCGCAGGCAACATACGAGGTTGAATAATGCCATTGACACAAGCACACTACACACTTGCCACGACTACCGCGACTAAAGTGGTGCCAGCCGCAACGCAAGGACAACGCGTTTTAGTTCATAACGCTGAGCACGCACAGTCAGATGAAGTATTTATCGGCAACGCTTCTGTCACTACTGCTAACGGGATGCACATACACTCTGATGAAACCCTAGATCTAAAACTAGATCCCGGAACTGACCTTTGGGCGATTAGCGATACTGATGGCTCAGTTCTGCACGTTCTTAGGATTACGCAAGACTAATGCCGTATTTCATCTCAGACGAGCACCCAGATTGCACAGCGTGGGCTGTGGTGAAAGATGATGGCGAACTACTGGCTTGTCACGACACTAAAGAATCAGCCACAGATCAGATGATTGCCGTATCGCTAGCCGAGGATCTAGAACCCGGTGGAGAATACGCAGGATCTTTCCGCGCCGCGCCGGATAAAAATAAACTGCGTTATTACGAAATCAGGGAAGTAAACCTACGCCCACCATCGTATATGCGAGCCGCCGCAAGGCAAGGGCTTCGCTATTACGAGGAAGGTAAGGGTGGAGATGGGCTGGTTCCGCGAACTATACGCGAGGCTCGGGCTATGGCAAATGGCTCTGTTACTGCTGACAAATGGGTTCGGCTTCGTGCTTGGATCGCTCGTCACCTTTCTGATCTTGACAGTCCCACCGCCCGACCTAGTTCGGATGATTATCCTAGTGCTGGCATAGTGGCACATTTGCTTTGGGGATCTGGCCCATCGAAAGCTGCCGCAAACCGCGCATTAGCATATGCGGACAGGATAGTGACTAGACTAGAAGAAGAAAACAGGGCGCTGACGAGTGCCAGAGGTGAGAGTATGTCAAAGATAGAGATTAGGAATACGCCAGCTAACTTCGAAATACGCGAGGATGGCGAAGGTATGACCTTTGAGGGTTACGCCGCTGTGTTCAATTCAGATAGTGCGCCGCTACCTTTTATCGAGCGTATCGCTCCCGGAGCTTTCAGCCGCTCACTAAAGCGCGGTCGTAACGACATCAAGCTTCTATGGAACCACGAGACTGGCGAGGTGCTGGGATCTACTAGGGCTGGCACTTTGACACTAGAGGAAGATACGCACGGGCTAAAAGTGAAGGCATCATTGCCGCCAACCACGACTGGTCGTGATGCTTCTATCTTGCTAAAGCGTGGAGACATTGACTCAATGAGTTTTGGG